ATTATACTGGCTCCGGCTATGCCGATGTCGCTCTTCAATCTGCGAACATGGCTAATCCTATGACCGTCCAACTTAACTGGGCGGGCGCCATCGGCGCTCAGCGCCAGCTTAACTGGGCTGATCCTAATCTTGTCGGTGATCTTACCGACGTCTCTGCCGTTACTATTAATGCTCTTCGTGAATCTATTGTTCTCCAGCAAATGCTGGAACTCGATGCTCGTGGTGGTACTCGCTATGTGGAGATTCTACTCTCTCGATTTGGTGTCGTTTCTCCTGACTTCCGTCTTCAACGTACTGAGTATCTTGGGGGTCAAACTCTTGATGTTAACGTCTCCCCCATCGCGCAATCTTCCTCTACCGATGCTGAGACTCCTCAGGGAAATCTCGCGGGTTTCGCTGTCGCTCGCGGACGAGCTTCTATTTCTCATTCGTTTGTGGAACACGGGCAACTACTCGGCCTTGTTTCGTTTAGGGCTGATACTACGTATGCTGAGGGTCTTTCCCGCCATTGGTCCGTTCGTACGCGCTTTGACTACTATGAACCTCTCGCTGCTAATCTCGGTGAGCAAGCTACCCTTAATAAGGAAATCTACTTCGCTGCTCCTAATGGCTCTGGCTCTACTCAAAAAAATGGTGTTCTTGGTTATGGTGAACGTTGGGCTGAATATCGCTTCAAGCCTTCATACGTTACTGGTGTTATGCGCCCCGGCGTCGCCGGTACTCTCGATTCCTGGCACCTGGCCCTTGACTTCTCTTCGCTACCGACTGTTGAGGACCTTCTTCCCGAGTCTCCGCCTATTGATCGTATTATTGCTATTCCCTCTGAGCCTCAGTTCATTCTTGATATGTGGACTAAGTTTCGTCATGTCCGCGTTATGCCTATCTACTCTACTCCTGGTCTCACGAGGCTCTGATGTTTCTAAGATCTCTCGTATCTAAATTGTTTATTCAGCCAGCCAGGCTGGAATGGGCCGCGGCGGCAGCTGCCGCGGCCCAGGTTGGCGGCTCTCTTCTTAATTCTTCTGCGCAGCGTGATGCTAATGCCCAAAACGTTGGGATGTCTCGCGAGCAAATGGAATGGCAAGCTCTTATGTCAAACACGGCTCATCAACGTGAGGTCCGTGATCTTAAACTTGCTGGTCTTAATCCTATTCTTTCTGCTACTGGGGGTTCAGGGGCTTCCACCCCTTCCGGTTCTGTTGGTAAAGTCGAAGCTGTTGATATTGGTTCTTCTGCTAAGGCTGCTGCCGATGCGTACGCGCAGTTCACTGCGCTTGACGCTCAAAAACAAAATACTATGGCCGATACGGCCTTAAAATCCCAACAGACTGCTCTCTCTCGTACTCAGGAGGCTTCTACTGCTAAACAAGTTGAGGCGCAGTCTATTGACAACTCTGTCCGCGCTCAAAAACTTGCTGGTGAAATGCGCAATACTAATGCTGATGCTGCCTCGAAAGAGCAAGCCAATCAGCTTGCTAAATCTACCTTCAAATCTACTGTTGATCGCGCCCAGGCCGACGCTACTAAATCTTCTAATCAGGCTAAATATGATCATCTTGGTTATAAATATCTTGAAAATTCTAATTTGATGCCTTCGTCTGCTAAGTCTTCTGCTTCTGTCCCCGAGAAAATCTATTCCGACATTAAAAATATGTTCGGTGCTGGTTATCGTAAAATTCTCTCTAAATAAGGATTGTCTATGTCGTCTAAAAAATATCCTGATCGTGATGGTAATCTCACTCTTTCTCGTCCCCGTTCTACTATGCCCATGCGTGTTCTCGCTGAAGGCGAGCCCCGCACCCGTACCAAACAAGAGTTTGCTACTGAGGTGAATATTAACTATATCCGTTCCCGCATGGCTAAGGGCATCATGCCTCCTGGCTATAATCCTTCTACTGGTATGGTCTTCCGTGATCTGACTGAAGATCTTTCCTTTATGGAAGCGTTCGATGTTGTGCAACGCGGTAAGGAAGCCTTCAATACTCTTCCTATTGGTCTTCGTCGTGAGCTCGATCATGATCCGCGCAACTTGGGTAATGCTACCCGTGAGCAATTCGAGCGTTATGGTCTTCTCAAATCTAAGGCCCCTGATGATGCGTCTGCCTCTGGCAGCGCGGCACCAGGGGCCCCTCTACCTCCGGGCGATAAAGTCCCGGCTAATAAGCCGTCAGGCGCTAATAAGGGCGCTCCTAAGCCGCCCGCTACAAACTCCGATGAGGAGTGAGGGTGTGGGAACAGTTACTTTCCCTTGTTGTAACTGTTCCCACTGACACCTCTGTTACTTCAAGTGGCTTGGAATCTCTCCTTTGGCTAGATAATCCACCACGATTTTCAATGACCCTTCGATGCCTTCTCTAACGATGTAAATAACGCAATAAGTCGGGTAATAATATTTGTATACCTTTGTTGGACCATCTGCGTTTAAAATTTCACGAGCGATATATTTCTTTACTTTCTGCATATGACTCCTTTGCTAGCCAGGTGATCTGGCCCTTTCCGAAGGTTGGGGCCAGAGAACATGGCGACGCTGGTAAATATGCACTAAATAAAATCAATTGGGAGCGAGCTATATGAAACGCAAAATTATGTCCAAACGGTCTAATAAAAAATCTTTCCGACGTGGTGCTAAAATGCATCCTAAGAACGTTCGGCGTTCGGTCTCTCGTGGTGGAATCTGCCTCTAGGTTATGCCCTGCTATAAGCCACTGAAGGCTACTATGTGGAAGGGGGCTAAGCCCAACGGGAAATCAACGTTGTCGTTTAACCCTTCTCACTTCGGACGCGCTAAAAATGGCGGCGTCCCGACTCCTATCCCATGCGGTCAATGCATTGGTTGTCGTCTTGAGCGATCTCGTCAATGGGCGATAAGGCTCGTCAAAGAGCTTCGCCTTCATGATCGCTCTTCTTTTCTTACTCTTACCTATGATGATGCTCATCTGCCTCGGCTTCCCTCTGGTAAGCCTACTCTCGTCCTGGAGGACGTTCAATTATTCCTAAAACGGCTCCGCCGTCACTTCGAACCTCATCCTCTTCGGTTCTTTCAATGTGGTGAATACGGTGATGCCGGCGGTCGGCCTCACCACCACATGATTCTTTTCGGCGAAGACTTTTGTAAAGATCGCGTTCGCGATCGTGATTCTGCTTCTGGTTTTCCTCAATATGTCTCGCCTACTTTGCAATCTCTTTGGGGTAAAGGTGATTGCTTTATTTCTGAGGTGTCTTTCGAGTCCGCTGCGTATGTCGCGCGGTACTCTCTTAAAAAAATTACCGGTAAGGGTTCTAAATTTTTCTATCTCGGCGCTAAACCTGAATTCGTTACTATGTCTCGCCGTCCAGGTATCGGCTCTGGTTACTTTGAAGAATTCAAAGACGATCTCTATCCTTCCGATACCGTTATTCCGTCCATCGGACGTCCTCCTTCTCTTCCCCCTAAGTATTTCGATAAACTTCTCGAGCGCTCTGACCCTGCGCTCCATGCTCTTGTTAAAAAAAAACGTCAGGAAGGTCTTGACTTTTGGAATGACCCAAACTCTACTGACACCCGACTTGAAACCCGTGAACGGGTTAAAGCATCTCTAATCAAAAATACTTTACGTCGGAGTTAAAATGTTCCTCTTCTCTCTCTGTGATACTAAATCTCATATCTTCAATAAGCCCTTTATCGATGAGTCTGTCGCTTCTGCTATGCGTGGCTTTGAAATCTTGGTCAATGACCCTAAGTCCACTCTCATTAATCAGTTTCCTGACGATTATTCGCTATTCTGTATTGGTTCCTTTTCCAAGGAGACTGGTGTTCTAACTTCTAAACTTGATAATCTCGGCTCTGGCCGTACTGTACTTCGTAATCCTGTTCCTACTGTTCCTGGTGATATTCGTGGTTCTCGTACTGACCAGGTGGTTCGTTAATGGCTAAAAAATCTAAATGGGCTATTCGTGATATTGTTCACGGTAAAACTTTCTTCTTCGATTCCTATGACCAAATGGTTGCTTGGATTCATAAAAATTCTCAGTCTGTGCTTCCGCTTCTCTCTACTATTAAATAAGGGGTATTTATGTCCGGTTTTAGGGTGAATTCTGCTGGTCGTGTTCAACAAGGGCATTTTTCAAAAGTCCCTATGTCTCTTGGTGCTCCTCGTTCTGCTTTCGATCGGTCGTTCTCTCATAAGACCGCCGTTGATGCTGGCTATATCTATCCCGTTCTTTGGGAGCCTATTCTTCCTGGCGACACTATCAATCTCGCTATGAATGCTATTGCTCGTCTTGCTACTCCTATCTTTCCCTATATGGACAACGTGTACATGGACGTACATTTCTTCTTCTGTCCTAATCGTCTCGTTATGGCTAATTGGGAGCGCCTCCAGGGCGCTCAGGATGATCCTGACGATACTACTGATTATGACGTCCCTGCTCTCTCTGCTACTACTCACTCTGCCGGTTTTACTCTCGGCTCTATCTACGATTACTTTGGCTTACCTATTGGCGTAGCTTCTCCTGCTCAGGCTGATATGCCTATTGCTTTGCCGCTCCGCGCATATTACCGGATCTGGAATGAATGGTATAGAAATCAGAACTATCAGGATTCTCTTGTATATCCTTTAACAGATACTGCTGATACTACTGCCTACGCTCTTCAGAAACGCAATCGTCGTTTCGATTATTTCACTTCTCTTCTTCCTTCTCCTCAAAAGGGTGATGCCGTTGACATCCCTCTTACTGGTTCTGTTCCTATTGTTCCCGACGGTACTAACGTCGGTCCTACTTTCAATTATACTGGCTCCGGCTATGCCGATGTCGCTCTTCAATCTGCGAACATGGCTAATCCTATGACCGTCCAACTTAAC